CAAGCTGCCCACCAGCCAGTATCGAAACCATTGCAGACCCTGTGGCTGCGATTGCCGAAGCCGTTGAGCAGAGCGCGGAGCTTACGACAGAGCAAATAGAAGAGGTGCAAGAGACAGCCACAGATGCACTGGAGCAAGTGCAGGAGATGAGCGAAGTGGCCGTCGAAGTTGAGCAGGTGGAGGAAGTCGCGGAAACCGAGGAGGTTACAACAATCGCTGACGAGCCGGAAACGGACGTGGAGGCTAGTGTGCGCGAGGTCGAAGCGGTTGAGCGCCTTGATCCAGATCAGGTTGCTGCTCTGGCCGCAACTGGCACAGACGTAACCGAAAGATCGGAATCAGAACAATCAACTGCAATGGATGTTGATCAGCCAGAAGTAGCGGAGAAATCTGACCAAGTTGATTCGTTGAATGCAGACGATCCAGACACAACCCAGCAGTCTGAACTAAGTCAAGAAGTTGCGTCTGAGGCAAGTCTTTCTGACATAGCTGAGCAGCCGGATCAGCCCTTTGCGCCTGAAACAATTGAATTAGACGCAACCGAGCGGCTGGAACTAAGTCAAGAAGTTGTGTCTGAAGCCACTGTCTCTGAGATAACGGAGCAGCCGGATCAGGCCTTCGCGCCTGAGGCAATTGACTTAAATGCAACCGAGCGTCTGGAAATAAGCCAAGACAATGCGCTTGAGGCAACTGTCTCTGACATAACCGAGCAGTCGGAACAAGTTGATACGTTTGAAGCAATTGAATCAGACGCAGCCGAGCGGCTGGAAATAGATCAAAACCCGGCGTTGAGCATAACCGGACCAGACGTAGTTGAGCGGCTGGAATTAGAACAATCCCCTGTGCTGGTCGCATCCGACCAAGATGCAGTCGAGCAGTCGGAGCCAGAACAACCCGCTGCGCTGTCGGTGACCATTCCAGACATATCCGAGCGGGTAGAGTCTGAACAATCCTCTGCACTGGATTCAATTGGTCCCGACGCAACAGAGCGCGTAGAGCCAGAACAAGCACCTTCGCTTGCCGTAACTGTGTCAGAAGTAACTGAGCGGGTGGAGGCAAATCAAACTCCAGCGTTAGCCATCGCAGATGTGATTGAGCAACCTGAATTAAATCAAGCCCCCGCACTGGCTGTAGCCAATTCGGAAGTTAAAGAAAGCACACAACAGCAAGAGAGTGGTATGCAGGAGGTGCAGGATACGTCTTCGTCAAATACCTTCTCAGCGCAAGCGCGTTTCGAAAGCGCATTTAGCGAGTCGTTCGTGCAAGGGCCAAGTGTATCTTCGGCGCAAAGCGTTTTGCCATTGGATGCGACCATATCGGTAACCAGCCCAGTATCTATGGCAAACGCAGTTGAGGTTCTAAGCCTTGGCCCACCTCCTGCTGCATCTTCCAACGAAAACACTACGCAGACCGAAAGCGGAATGTCCGAAGGGCAAAGCGAAACAATATCGGAGATCGGCACAGTACCTGGCTTCGCGGCGTACACCCAAGCGTCTTTACAAGATAGGGCTGACTTTTATGCAGTTCGTGATATATATCGCAGACGTAGGCTGCAAGACGCAAACTTTGAGTTGTATCGATTGATGCAGACAAACGATGCCAGATGGCAGGAGATGGTAGATGAGCAATACAAATGATGAAAAAGAAGAGCCAAAGGTATCCTTTGATGAAAGCGGTTTTAGCTTCAACATTGGTGGCCTGAGCAGCGGCAAGATTGCAATTATCTTTGCTGCATTCTCGACAATCCTTGGTGGCCTCTGGGCTGGCTTCCAAGTGTATCAGCAATTCCTGACCATGCAGGAAGTGACGGCGGCATATGTTCCGCCAGACTTGTCTGGCATTGAAGGCCGCATTTCTGTTCTGGATGAGCGCGTGACAAGCGTTGAGCGCCTGACCAAGATCAATAGCGAAGCCTTAAATTACATGACGGGCAGCATCAGCAGCAGCGTCAGTGGAACGCGCCAGACGGTTGATGCTGTCTCCAGTAGCGTTAGGAGCAGCGATGCTCAAAACATGGCCATGCAACGTGCAGTGATCGATCAGTTGCGTCAGCAAGATCAGGAACAGCAACGTCGCATCAAAGAGTTGGAGGCGCAAACTAATGAGCGCATTCAAAAGACGCTGGCAAATCCGCTGGCAGGAAAGGACTAATATATGGATGATAAATTATTAGAGGCGCGAATTAAAGCGTTACTGCTGGCGGCAAAAACGATGGCGTTTGTCATTGTCGCCATCACTTGCGCTATGATTGTCGGGCTGTTCATATCGAATGAGATTATTGACAATAAAGATGTATTTGGCTTGCTGTCATACGTCATGACTTCGGTTGTCGGCGCTGTGGCTGGCTCCTACGCCACCCTGATGGGCATGAAGGGTGAACTGGTTCCACCACCTCCAGAAGACCGCGATGATCCAGAACCAGAGCCTCTGGCCCCTGTAGCGCCACAACCAGACCCGCTGCCGCTTACACCTGACATGGTTGCTCCTGCGCCACGTTATGATGATCCAGCCGCGACTGTGTTTATTGATGAACCAGAAATCGATGATGACGATGACGAAATGGAGCCTTGGGAAAAGTATCGCGGCGATCTGCGTTACGATGCCAACGGTGACGGCGTAGTCGATGAACTTGATTTCCCTGATTGGCGGAGTGCTGGCAAATGAGCTTAATTAATCTTCAAAGCAAATGTGGGTGTCATGCAGATGGTGCGTTCGGTCCAGGTACATGTAAGAAAGCTGCGGCTTTTTATAAACTATCACCTAATCGGGCTGCGCATTTCTTTGCTCAAACGGCGCATGAATCGGGCAATTTCAAAGCGTTCAGCGAAAACCTGAACTACGGCGCTAAGGGGTTGAGGGGCATTTTTGGGAAGTATTTCCCAACTGATGCTTTGGCCCGTGCCTATGAGCGTCAGCCACAGAAAATTGCCAACCGTGTTTATGCTAACCGCATGGGTAATGGCGACGAAGCATCAGGCGATGGGTGGAAATACCGGGGCAGGGGGCCGCTCCAACTCACCGGGAAGAACAACTATCGCGCATTCGGCAAATACATTGGTCGGGAACAGGAGATTTTGGACAATCCAGACCTTGTGGCTACTGAACTGGGCTTTGAAAGTGCCTTGTGGTTCTTTGACGCAAACAAGTTGTGGAGCATCTGCGATCAGGGCATCAACGACGCTGCTATCCTTGCACTTACCAAGCGCATCAATGGCGGAACCCACGGCCTAGATGACCGCAAACAAAAGACCAAGAAATACGCAACTTGGTTATAGGAGAATAAACATGGATATTAAAAGCACATTGAAGAAAGAAGCTGGCAAGGCTTTGAAGAAAGAAGCCGAAAAAGCCATCATCAAGAAGGCCACGGGCAAACTTCTGCCTATGGTCGATGAATCTGAAAAGAAGCTGGGTTGGAAAACAACGGTTGCCGCCGCGCTGGCGTTTGTTGCTGCCGCCGCTGCTGGCCTGTTGCAAATCATCAACGGCTAAATAAAAAACGGGCCGCTCGTTGTGGAGTGGCCCGTTTCTTTAAAATCTAATCTCATCATCGGCCCAGTCGTAAATATCCCAGCCGAAATTATCGTACAGGAATTGCCTCAGGGTCACGATACGTCCTTTTCGTAAGTGTCCCCACACAAAGTGCAGCGATAAAGCACATGGCCCATGCCTATGCCACTGGTGTACGCATAGTTGTGGGCGCATGAGATGCGGCGCTCTGCAAACGTCTTGCCGTCCGCCCCGCGCAAAGGCCAAACGGATGCGCTATCTGATGATATGCGATACTTTTTGCCCATAGGTGCTGCTTGTGCTGGTTTAATCATGGTTAGAATCCTTAAATGGCGGGGCGGCTGCCCCTAACCATTCATATAAAGCTGCTTTTTATATATGTAAACACCTTTTTTCATTGAAGCAGTAAACGATCTGGGATGTGCAATATCCAACCATAATTAATAGCTGTCTGCACAAAGCGATCCTTGTCTAATGCGTGTTGACCTGTTGTCAGTTGAGCCTTCAAAAGTGCCTTGCTGGATTCTGCTATTGCTTGCTGATATTCTCGTGCCAGCCATTCTTGGCGGCTACTCATGGGGGGTGCTTTGCGTCGGTGATCTAAGTTAAGTCTCGATCCTACTGCCATGTTATATCTCCAACCTAAAATGGAACTGAGTCCTCAAGTTCATCGTCCCAAGTGGTATGCGAACCACCATCAGCCTGAACTTGTGAACCATCATCGGATTGGGATTGTGGGCGTGGTCCTGTATCGATGCTGCCAACGCGCACATTGAACTGCGGCTTGCCTTCATATTCGTCGTGCGTCAGTTCACCAGAGATAAAGACCTTCGTGCCTTTCTTGATGCTGCCAGCGAACGCTTCCGCTGCCTTGCCCCACAAACTACAACGATACCAAACGCTGCCAGCATCTCTGCCGAATCCGTTTTTAACACCGACGTTGAAGCTAAGGACTTGCGTATCTCGCACTGTGCGCAATTCAGCATCCTTGCCAACGTTTCCTGATATTGTGATATTCTGCATTAGTGTTTCCTTTTATAGACCAAGAGCGGTCATGTATGTATCGAGAATAGCTTGATATTCTTGGCGGTCATGTTCTGCCATTGCGCGAAGGCGGATCACCGCACGAATGATTTTTGTGTCATAACCATGTGCTTTAGCTTCGTTGTAAACATCGCGGATGTCGTCGCTGATACCCTTCTTTTCTTCATTTAGGCGTTCGATTCGTTCGATCAAAAGACGAAGCTGGTCGGTATGTGGTTCACTCATATTTTTCACTCCATTTTACATTATTTTGCGCCCCATACGCATAGATAAATTCAATCAGGTCCGACATCTGGGTCTTGTTTAGCTTCGATGTCTTAAAGCCTATGGGGAAAGGCTGATTGTTTAAGCCCATTGTAAACATAACTTCATGCCCCAATGCTGCCATAAATATGCACTTCCAAACTTCTGGAATGTGATGCCTATCCTCTGGTGCAGCCCGACTAATGTCTGACAGCATCGCCCACATTTTTGCATTCTGATCGTCACTGCGCTTGGCTGCGCTGATCTTAACGACTGCATCCTGTGGTGCTACATCGATTAACTGGTGAGCCAATCGCCTTTGATGTTCGCCGCGAAGCCAGACGGTCTGCGTCATATTTTTTGCTCATGCCATTTTTTTGCAAATCTAGGTATTGCAACCCGCATGAAGTCATCTGCAACTTTCCTGCATTCAGGGCTATTGACTGTCGCGGTTCCTAGCTTTTTTATGTATTCGTGATAGTCAGCGCCATCGCTAGGGCCGTCGTAGGGCATTTCGCGGCGCAGCCTTAAATGCGCTTCCCGATAAACTTCGTTGTAATTTGTTTCAGAATGCAGCGCGTCTTTGGCTGCTTTCATAATCCATTTACTTGCGGCAACTTTTGCAGACTTGGATTTCTCGGAGTTTATGCCAAGCCCATCTGCGTATCGGTCCTTGGCCATCTGTCGATACATTTCCTTATGCGTTTCCAAAGCCTTTTTAATGGCGCGGCTCGACATACCAGATCGTCCGCCTTCGCCCTTCCAGTTGCCTTCCGCATGGCGCTTTTTCATGCGCTCACTTGAACGCTGTGCAAATTTCGCCGCATTTTCAGGATCGGAATGCCACTTTTTACTGGCAGCAGCCGACCTTGCTTTGTGCATTGCTTTGTATTCTGGATCAGCAAACTTTGCGCGATGAGCAGCCGCAATTTTAGCTTTGTGTTCAGCAGACATTGGCTTGCGTTGTTTTTTCTCGGTCATAACATTAGTTTGCATAACTATATCTCCTTTTTCTTGGCGGCGATCTCCGCTGCCTTTGGGCTGGCCTTTGCAAACGCTTCAGCCAGTGCAAACGGGTTGATGTTATAGTTGGCCCAGAACGTAATTTCACCAACGCTGTGCTGGTTCGTATGGCATTGCTTGCACAAGCTGACAGTAAACCAATCGTGCGGCTTTTGCCCCATGCCAGCACCGCTGCCATAGCGAACATGGGCAACTTCGATTCCTGCCATGCTGCCGCATACGGAACAGGCGTGGCCCCTGACAAAATTGCAATGCGCTGGCGACTTCCATCGGCTTTGACGCTTTGCCTCTTTTGGTATCTTGCGCGGTAACATCATGGCAGCAACATCGATTTCCAGATGATAATATGCCGTCCGTGCGTAGATGGGCTTTTTGACCGCATGGTTTCAAATTCCATCATAATACCATTGTTACTAGCCGTCTTTGCTATATGCCCCCAGGCGCTGTTGTTTGTGGCCGCAGGGACGTTCTTCGCCTCTCTGCGCACATCTTCGGTAGTAAAGAACCTATGCCGACGGGCGTGTTCTACATAGGCTTGGTAAGCCAACGCATTCCATTCCGGGCCTTGTTTATCGGATGATAGTTTCGCCAGTCTGTACCCTTCTTCTAATGCCGTTAATGGTTTCGAGATCGGCTTCGACTTCTGAAAGAAATTCGCAAACAGATTTTTCCAATTCCAAGATTTGTTCGTCATTTCGATAGTGCCTTTTGATGAAAAGTTTCAGTTCTTCAGGAAAGTCTGGGTTGTAACAAACGTAATCAACCCATTGGCGTTCTGGCATACAAGCAAGCTGCCAGTTGATTTGCGTAACATACTGCGATGGTATTTCGCCTGACGTTAGCGTTTCAAGGTGACCCGCTGGTTGGCGGCACTTGATTTCTACAAGCCCATCATCACCAACAAGACCATCAGGTGAACAGTGCGTCCACGGGATGCTTGAATGTCTGACAAGCCCTGTTTCGGTAACCGTTACGTTCTGTTCAAACGAATAGGCTATTTTGGCTTCAGCTTCGGTGTCGATGCCATGCTGCATTGCTGCACTGGTGAACCCAGCCGCTTGCTTGCCTGTGAGCCGCTCCAGAGCCAGCTTGACACGCAAGTTGGTTCTGGTGGCGCTGTAACCGCTTTTGGTGCGGGATAGGGCGTCAGCGACTTGTGATGCACCCAACGAGCCACACCGCGCAGTGAACCAATCTTCGCTGCGTTGTTCAACATCAACCCGCATTTTGCACCTTCCGCTCCAATGCCGCCTTTGCTGTTTCAAATGCAGTGGATGGAAGCATTGCTATTGCTGGCACTTTGTAATGCGCCGCCATGACAGCTACGTCAGTGCTTGTGCGGTCGATAAGGTCTTGCAACACAGCAAACTGTTCCTGCGTGATAGGCTTTGCTGCTGCTGGCTGCTGCGATTTGACCGCTGCGTTGCCATCGTCATCTTCTGTTGGCAAACCAAAGCAAGTTTGCAGTGCATATCGACGCGCATAAGTT